TAGTCAACGTTGTTGCTAACTGGTTGGTCGGTCCACCAAGGACCAGGAGAGTTTTTGCCCGTGAATAGCACTGGGCCTGTAAAGTGAACGGCCATTTAAGGCTCCTTTCGTGTAGTAGCACATCCCCGTACCGTCTCTACTAAGTCTGCTAGGTCAGTCGGCACAGGTAAAAATCCTAGTCCCTCAATAATAAAACAAAAAAGGGGGCTTGTCGCCCCCTTTTTCTTGCTGCTTTTTAGGCTGCTCCGGGCGAACCGAAGATACCTCTTGCGTCAGAGTATCCAAACGAATACCGCTCGCGCGCCTTGTAGCGAACGTTTCCGGTATCGAAGTCGCCCTCAAAACCGGTCTTGATTGCAACGCGCTGGAACATCTTCATTCCATTGGGAGCATCGGTCTTGATAAAGAACGCATCAGGATCCGTCAGGTAATGATTGACGGTGTAGCCCTGAGGAATCATGCCCATGTTGCGGATGGCATTGATATCGTTGTCGGCAGTGCCAACACGCAGGGTGGACTTCATGATGCGATCAGCCGTGAACTGAAGCTCTTTCGGGATGATCAGCTTCATACCTTGGATTGCGATCTTAAGACCACGCTCGTCGGTGAAAGCAGAGATGTCGATCAAGGCCTGCTCCAAGGAAGTCTCGGAGAGGTCGGCCGGAACGGTCAACTCGTTCTTCAGATCAGGACCCGACAGGGTAGGGTGATCTAAAGCACAGAGAGGCTTGCCGTCGCCACCCAGGGAGGTGGTGAAGGCGCCGTTCAGGACGGCTGCAGCTTTGATCTGCTTGGTGGTAGCCATCGAACGAGCCAGGGCCTTGGTGTAGCGGGCAGCAAGACGGTCGTAGAGGTTGTCCTCAACGGCTTCTTCTGTCAGCGAGAACGCCAGGGCGATGGTCTCATGCGTATAGCGAGCTGTGTAGACTTCCTGCGCTTGGTCATAAGCGACACCAGCGCCTTCGTTCTTCACAGGGGCTTCGCCAAAGCCGGAAAGCATCACTTCCTCTTCAAAAGCACGGTCAGAGGTTTCGATGTCATAGATCTCGGCATGCTCGTTCTCATAGCCCTGATACTCCAGGCCAAAAAGAGCATTCAAGCCAGGCTCAAGCTCTTTAACTAGTTGGGCACGTGAAATTGCCATTTTTCAGTTCCTTTCAATTAAGTCACAGCTTTGACGCCGGTGCTGCCATACAGATGCTCGTTGATTTTCACAACGACAACTGCAAAGTCGCCAAGCGTGTTGCCGGGAACGTTATATAGGCCAACAATCTTCAGATTCAATGCTGCCGTATCTGCGATGGTGGACGAATCCAGCTCCATTGAAGAAACACCCGTAGTTGTGCTTCCACCAGTCCCAACAACATCAGCGTTTTTACCAATGTCAGCCTGAACGATGTCTTCATCAGCCTGGATGATAAACAACTGACTAGGATCATCCATCACGTCGGCAATGATCTCGCCTTGTGTGATGTTCACCGAACCAGGATAGAAGTTCTTAAAGGTGGGTTTTCCAGTGGTGGGGTCGATGTAGTTACATCCGTTAAATACACCCAGGGCCGCAGCGTGTGTACCGGGGAGGAATTTAACAACGAAACCACCGACAATGGTGACCAGGTCTCCCTGGAAAATGGCTCCAGCCTGATTATCCTCGATTAGATACCCATACTGCTTCTGAGCACCAGTAGCAGAAAGATTGCCGAGAGGACGCAGACCAAAGGCTTTATCAACGTTTGCCATTTGTTTGTTCCTTTAAAAAAGTTTTCACAGGTCCTTAGTTTTCCTTCGGACCGCCGAATGTGACACGGGACTGCCGAGTCGGGGCCTCAATCCGCATGCTTCCGTGAGCATTTGACTTCAAGAGGTCGTTATCTGCAGCCTGAACTTGGTCGCTGGCCCTACGGCGGTAGTGCTCATTACGCTCTGCCGCTGTCTCCTCTGGGATACGAGCTAACAACATGCCTCCCACGCTAATAACGCCAGCGTGTCGGCCGTCTTCCGCGGATGGTACAGGGAAGTCAGGATATTCATCCGATCTAACGAGCTCGTAGCCCTCGCGGACTTTGCTTGCTACGTTAATGCGGTCTTCATGTCCCGCCACTTCTGCACGAATCCAACGGTGCTTATATCCAGCAGGTGCCGGAGGTGCATCCAAGCGAGAAGGAGGAGCCCAGGGCTTGCGCCGCGTACCGGCCTCACGAGTTTCAGCTTCACGAGGGGTACGAGTGGTTTTGGTTGTTTCGCTCATTTCATTACTCCTTCACATACTTGGCGTACTCTTCCAGGGGAACGCCTAGCTTTTTGGCAATCGCAACTTGACTCGGTGTCAGCCGGACAGTGCGGCGTACATTATTCGCGCCCGATGATCGGGTAGCAGGGGCAACCGTTTGTACGGGTCGGCTACTCCTGGTGTTCTGCGCATTACTGACTTTACCGAATTTAGCCGGAAAAGTTTCAGCCATGCGGCGATCTAGCTCATCATAATACTCATCCGACGTGGGGTCAAATCTTTCTGTTTCGACCAGTTGGCGGTGAATTCCATAAGCGGTATGGGTCATGACAGTGTCCGTACCAAACCACTCGTTTTTCTCGGCCCACTCCTCTGCCCGGGGGTCAACCTTCGGCTGAGGCGGACGCTGTTGGACAGCCGGTTGCTGAGGCTGTTGCGCCTGCTGTACCGCGACTGTACGCCGTGCTTCGGCTTCCTGGAGCTGGCGCTGCTCAAACAGCAGGGAAGTCAGACGCTCCTGGGCCTCAGTTTCGGTGTCAATGTCATTCTCTTCCCGGGCCTTTTTAATAATCTGCTTGAGCGCAATGGACTGGGTCTCAATTCGGCTCTTTGCTTCTCCCATGCGCTGGCCGTCAAAATGCATCGCCTGGCGACGCAAATCCTCAGCCTGCTGCTGGACGCCGCGGGCATATTCCAAGGCTGCCTGCTCACGGCGCTGGGTCTCACGCAGACGAGCCGTTAGCTTGTCAATGCGCTTTTTGACCTTGTCGCTGTAATTCTCCAGCTCATCCTCTTCACCCGGGATAGCCGGCTGTAAAGGGTCGGTTTCAACAACCGGAGGCTCTTGTTGATCCTGGACCTTGGCCTCTTTACCGTCTTCAGACATCTCGACAGTAACAGGCTGCTCGTCCTCCCCTAGATTAAATTCCAACTGGTCTTTTTCAGACATGAACCTCTCCTTTACATATGCAAGATGTCTTCAGGGTCATTCACACGACCGATGATTTCATCATCGTTTAAAATACGGATTTCCCCGCCGTCAATGCTTATTCTTGAGCCGGCGTAACGGCCAAAGACTACCCAATCACCTAACTTACACCACGGTCCGGTGGCGAACTTGTCAGTATCGCCATAGGCCAGATCCCCAACCTTCAGGACATAGCCACAAACTGTGGCCAACTGGGTCTTTTTCTGGGTTTCCTCTGCAAGAAGAATTCCGCCTTTGGTCTTCTCCGCACCGCGGTAAGGCAGGATGGCAATGCGCCAACCAGTGGGGGTAGGGATTCGATTTAGTACCTCCGAAGGCATTTGCTCCGGCATAAGCCGGCCTTCGTGGTCATAGGCATCGTCAAGCTCCGGACCTCGGGCTTCTTTTTCTTCCTGCCACTTTTGCTCAAGTGGGGTCAGACGATCAGGAATACTATCTTCCATTGGCTCTCCTTTGGGTTGGTTAATCTTCGCCATACTTCGAGGCACGGTCTCGTATTGCCTCTTCCGCAAGCTTTAAACCCTCTAGACGGCCCATCATGAAACGATAGCGTTCCATATCGGAGATGGTTCCATTAAGAACAATGGCCTCTGCGTCAACACGCATTTGCCGAATGTCCTTCAGTATTCTTTCTGCAAAATCTAGCATGGCAAGTCCATGAAAAAGCAGACGAAAACCTCGTCTGAGGGCGGTTAAAACTTAATAAATCTTAACAGGCTCGTTCCCATCACGCTTCTTGACAACCATAAACGCACCACCGTCCTTGGCCTTGACAGGCTTTTTGCGTGACTTTCCTGCTGTTGACAGGGCAATTGCAACGGCCTGTTTGACGGCCTTCTTTTTGCTGGCAGGCTTGCTGGCCCCAATCTTCCCGGTCTTCTTAAAGCTTCCTACCATCTCTCCGATATTGGAGCTGACGGTCTTCTGACTCGATCCCTTTTTAAGCGGCATTTCGCCCTCCTTGTTTGACTAACGTGGCCATCAACCGCTCGCGCGCAACCTCTGAGCGCTGGTCGATCGCATCCTGCTGCACACCAATACGCTGCTGCGCAACCTGAGCATCCATCTGCGCCTTCTGCGACTGCATGGCAAGCCTCTGCTGCTCGATCTGCGCGTCAATCTGGTCCTTTTGGGCCCGCTGCTGCAATTCTTGTTGTTTTAGAGCAACAACCGGGTCTTCCCCGCCCTCGCCACCAGCCAACTGGCCCTGCAAGTTGCGAACTTCCTGCATGAACTGCGCAACCTTGATCGCTATCATGCCCTCGCGCTGGATATCCGAAACCATACGGTCAGGGTCCTTGCCATACTGCATAAAGAGCTCCGCCTCCACCGTCTCCTCAGCCTTTAGCCGCACATGATCCAAAATGTGCTGCTGCAACTGAATCGCGGCCATGGGATTGGCCTGCAAAATCGGGGACAAGCCCATCATCAAATGACTTGCGATGTGCGCATCATGCTGCTGACCCGCAAAAGCCTTCAAATGCATGCCATTCAACACGCTTGAGTTCTCCGTGGCCGGGTCCTTAGGCATCTGGGTGTTCTGCGGCAGCAAAATCCCATCAATGTCCCTCACGTTCAACGCCGCATAGACCCTGTAATACGCTTCATACAGGTTATGCATCTGCGGCGCAGTCTGCGCCAGCTGCAACTGAGTCTGGGCCAACGTAATACGCTGGGCAGCCGAGAAGATGTTGGGGTCGGCTACCGGTAGTACGGCCACCATGTTGTTAAAGTCATACCGCTTGATCGAGCGGCTGGCCCCAGGCACGTCATACGGGTACTCATCAGGCAACGAGCGCCCAAAACCACTGGCGAGCATCCGAAATTCCATGCTCTGCGCATAATGCAGACGCTTGTGGATGGCAGACATCACCATCGAACCACGCTCCAACAGCGCAATCGTCGTTCCGACCGCGGCGTTCTGATTGAAGTCCCCAACCATCATGTCGGCCGTGCTGGCCAAACGCTTTCCAGCGTCTACCAAGAATCCAAGCAGCGCAAACAAGGTCTGCGACGGCTCCTTGTACGGCAGCGGCATCAAAGATGCGCTCAGCTCCGCACCACCAGCATCAATATCCCGCCATTCACCCGGCTGGATCGGATTATCATCATCAGCGATCCGCGCACCCTTGGCCTTAAAGCCCGCAGGCAGGTTTGAGAGCGTTCCCGCGTCCAAAAGTTGACGCAGCGCAGCCGTCGCACCCTTCGAGAGGCTACCGATTAGGTGAACAAAGCCCAAGCCATACGCCCCAAGGCCTTCGATGAGCGGGTAATGCACAAAATATTCGATCCGACGCTTTAATTCATCGTCTTCTTCCCAATTTCTGCGAATTCCGACCACCCTCATAGAGGATTCTTCGATCGTGACGACGTACGGAAGCTTGATTCCGGTCGGTTCGCCCTCTTCGTCCTTGTCCTCAAAGCCAGGAATGTCCAAATTCACATGGAATTCGAGCAAAAATACCTCTCCAACCTCACCCGTGGGCTGAATTCCCGTCGATTTGTTGACAGCCTGCTGAATTGGCGTCGGCGACGGGTCATTCTCATTGGTCGGGAAGTCATAATCCACGTACTCGCCAGACACAATCCGCTTTTTAAAGTCGTTTGAGTCCATGGCAATGCGGTGGGTAATGCGACTGCATTGCGACATCACACTCGAACCGTTGTACGGGATGTACAAATCGTCGGCCAGGACCAGTTTGGAGACCATCCGGCCAATCTGCTCGTCAAAATAGACCTTCTTAAAAACCGATCCACCATATCCAAGGTAGAACAAGGCCTGGTCCATCTCCGGTGTGTACTCCTCCATCACCGTCGTGAGCTGGTAATTCATGAAATCCTGAACCCGGGCAGCCTGCTGCGCCTTGTCCACGGTCTCTTTTCCAACAATCTGCGTCCGAACAGGGCCGCCCGCGGGCATCAGCTCCTTAAACGCCTGCGCCTGGAACTGCACAATGCTCTCTGTGAGCATCGGATGGGCCGCGTTTGCTGCACCACGAAAAGGCTGAGTGCGCTCATCAATCTTCAGGCCCAATAACTCCAGGCCCTTTGAATACATCCGCTCCCAGTCCTCACGGCTGGACTTGTCCGCATCGAACATGCCAGACAAATCAGCAGCAATTATGTCTAGCTCATCCTGGTCAATAACCTCCGCAAGATTTGCGTAGAAATTAACTTCGTCCTCCGATGGGCCAATCTCTACAGTGGCACCACCGTCCTCTTCTAGGACAATCTCAATGTCAGGAGCATCCGCCTCAACGGATACAACTTCAAGAATAGGGGCTTCGTTTACGGCCTTGTCGATGGGCATAGCGCCATATCCTCATTTCTAACAACCGGAATAACCTCTGATTGTGTCTCAATCCAGACCCTTGCGCCACAAGAAAGTGGCTTATCCGGACTATAGATCACTTTGCACGGCCCGGTGATCTCCACCTCGTGCGCATAAGTATTGTCCTTGTACGTCTTAACCGTCAACACCGGGTTCTTCTCCCCGGACTTGGAATTGGCCTTGATTACATGCTGGTTGACGTGGACGATAGTCTTCATGCATGGGCCCTTATGAACTTGGTCACTTCGCCGCCGGCTGCTTTTTTATCCGGTTCTTGAGATTGTAGGTAAAGGAGGTAAAGGTCATTCCATCTA